TATTACGGCCCAGCTGCTTATGGTACTGAAGCTGCTGAAAAGGAAATATCTAATTACGCAAGAGGTGTTGAGCTTTTAATGAAACGAGCTGAAATTATTGAGTTTGTTACAAAAAAAAAAAATAGTATAATAATTGGTATTATTATAGTTGTTGGGGCTATATTTTTATTAAATAAGAACAAAAGAAGCAAGTTGGTTAGATAAATTTCAATGGTCTAGTACAAAAAGGAAGCCTGGTATGTCTATACTGGGCTTTTTTATGCCCCTAATAAAATAAATTTGGTAGTTTAAACGTTTTTACTATAATTTTACCAACGACAAACAAAAACCCTAATATGCACCTTAAAACCGACAGTAAGATCCTGGGCGAAATAGCCAGCTTACAAAGTAAAATTTTACGTTTAGAGGCCCTTAGGGCCTTATCCCCTTACGAACAATGCACATTTTTTTTCTATTCTAGTAGTGGCAAATTTTTGTCAATTAATGAGAATGACGTGCCATTTGATTTATCTTTTGAAATAAGGATATTGATAGACGCGGCGCTTGATCATTATAATTTTGAAATTAAACGACTAGAAAACAGTTTTCAATGCGACGTAAAATAATTAGATTTATTGCAATAATTTTTTTTATTGTAATTAGCGTACCAATATGTTTATTTACATACAGCGGCGCTTACATACTTTTTTACTTATTTAAAATTTATAAATTTTTAAAACTAGACAAATAACCCTTAAAACAAAAACAAAATGAAAAAACAAACAATTGATTTAGAAACTTATTTAAGAATTAAGTTAAACGAAAAAGACGCTAAACAACTTTATGACATAGCAACAGATGATGTAAGAGGTTGGATAGATTGGTATAATGAAGCAGAAATTAAAAGTTTTTCACCAACACATAATCTTTTAACTAATCAAAACGAATTACCTAAAACCTACATTAATGGTGTGGAGGTAGATTCTGACAATAGTTTAGTAACAACAACTGTTGTATGGACTCCAAAAACAAATAACCTATGAAAACAACAATTAAAGAGTTAATTGAAGAATTAAGAAGTTTAGCATTTACTGAATGTCATATAAGTATGGGAGCTATTATGCTTACACAAGGGCATATTGACGAATTAGAAGAAAAGTATCTTGAGAAAGAAAAGAAACAAATTTTGACTTCTTATGATGCGCCTCTGTGGATTACTGGTAAGCCAAATATTACGGCAGAACAATACTACAACCAAACCTATACCCAAAACAAATAACCCTTAAAATCAACAAAATGAAAAATGATTATTTAAAAGACCTAGCTGACGGCTATGGAACAATGAACAAAATTGAAAACAAAAAAAACGAAAAGCAACCTGATTACCAGGGCTATTTTAAAGCAGACGGCAAAATGTATGAAATTGCTGGCTGGATTAAAGTTAGTAAATTAAACAACAAATATTTATCAATTGCAGTAAAGGAATTTACTGAAAATCAATCTAATAACGAACTATAAAAACTAGACAAATGAAACCTGGAACACGACGTAAAACAGATACAAAACAAAAAATAGAAGCTAAAAACGTTTTTATTTTAAACATATATGACAGTAATAGTGATTTTGTAAAAACTACATTTTTAGAAGAATTCCAAGCAAATAAAATGTTAAATTGTATAGATAAATTTGTTACAAATGACGACGGCGGTTTGATTGTATATTTTAAAATGATTGCTAATTATTAAAAAACTAGACAAATGAAAATAGATAAAAACGCACCAGCTTTTCCAGTTATGCCAGTTCAGGATCAATTTGGCCGCTTTTTAGCACCAATACCAGGAATGACAAAATATGAACACGTTTTATTACAGATCCTTTGCGCCAAAGAAATGCAAAATAATCATAGTAAAATAGGCCTTTCTACACTTTTAAGAGAGTGCGAAATACTAGCAAACGAATATTTTTTAACCCTAGAAAAAATACAAAATGAAAACGAAAATAATAATAAGGTTATTGAAATGTAGCCCTAACGTACAAGCTGCAATAGCCCTAATTATTGCAGCCATTTTAATTGGTTTTTTACAAAGGATATAATGTTAGAAGGACAAAACAAATTAACTTTAGAAGAAAAACTAGCACTAAGAAAATACAAGCCCGATTTTATACCCCCCCCAAGCCAGGTAATATTCACTATTGACGATAAACCAATTGGTACGATCCAAAATTTTATTGTCTTTAGTGGATTGCCTAAGGCGGGCAAAAGTACCTTTTTAGCCGCTGCAATAGCTTCAGCATTTCAACCAGGCGACGTTTTTGGAATGAAGGTACACTTCCCAGAAGGACGCCGAAAAATAGCCTATTTTGACACTGAAAGCAGCGATTTTGATTTTTACAGACAAGTTAATAAAATAAAGCATTTTGCGAATTTAAACAACCTACCAGCCTGGGCTGATTGTTTTACTGTGCGCGAGGACGGCCCAGGTGAAATAAGGGCCTTAATTGTTAATTATTTAGAAAATAACCCTGATTGTCCGATTGTAATAATTGACGGCCTTTTGGATCTTATTTTTGATTATAATAGCGAAATAGAAAGCCGTAAGCTAGTTAATTGGTTTAAAAAACTTACAAAAATTTATAATTGTTTATTTGTCGGCGTATTACACCAAGGTAAAGGCATAGGCGCGCAAACACTAGGACACCTAGGATCAAACTGTGATCGGTGGGCCTCAAGCACTTTAGAAATAATTAAGGATAAGGATAAGAAAACTTTTACATTACAGCCTAGGTTTTTACGATCTAGTGATGATTTTGAGCCAGTGATGCTTATGAACATCGGCGGCAACTGGCAACAAATAAGCATTGAAGGTGAAAGCAAAAAGCCTGAAATAAAGCACCCAAAACAATTTACTGAACTAGATCATAAAAATATAATTAACCAGCTTATTTTTGGCCCTATTGCTTATAAAGAATTAATTGCAGATATCCAAGAGCAAAACGCAAAAGGTACAAATTGGGCTAAACAATTATGTAAAATTTGGATTGATAAAAAATATATTTACAAAAACGATCAAAACTTATATGAGAAAAGATACTAAAAAATTTATTGCCTATATGTTAATGCACAAACAATTTAAGCTAGTAAAGATTGGCGCCAATTGGCGCATAGAATACAACGGCACTATATTACAGCCTGAGGATGTAGAATTTTTAAAGTTAATTGCAAAAAAAAGCGGCCAAAAATTTGACCGCCTGGACAAAACAATTAACCCTAATTAACTGCTTATTTTCCTTTCGACACAAAGATAAATAAAAATGGAATATTATACAGCAATTATTTTTTTTGAGGATCATAAAGAAATATCACCAAAAAAATATCGGAATATTAACCGAGTTGAAAATTTTATTGAATTTGCCCGCAAAGTTGGCGGACATTATGTAAATTTATACGAGAAAAAAACAAAACGATTTTATTGCCGCGTCTGGTTGAACACTTAAAAAATTAGCAGCAACCCAGCACGCCGCCAAAAAGCCAGCCTAGCGCTGGTTTTTTTGTGCCTGGTATATATCGCTTAATTAGTGGGTTAAATTAAAGGTGAAAAGAAAATAATTTAAACCAGTTTAAGTGGTTTAAAATAGGTGGTTTAATTTTTATCTTTTTACCAGAGGTACAAAGATAATAAATTTTAAACTAAAAGTTTAACCAACACACACTATTTTTAAAAAAAAGTTTTTTTTAGGAATTTTCAAGTAATTTTCGTAACTTTGTGATCTAATATTGGTAATTTTGTAAGGTATGACAGCAAAAAAATTGTTAACAGCTTTTGTCGGCGTCGCAGCAGCTTACTGGATATACAGCAAATTTCGCTTTTCTCAAAGCGTAACTTATGTAATTTCAAGAATTGGTTTAGGTGGTACAGTTTTAGATCCACGTATAAATATAGATTTTAGAATTTACAACCCCACAGCATTTCAAATTGATATATCAAATATTAGGGCGCAACTATATTTAGAAAGCGGCCTAAAAATTGCAGATATATACTTTAATGGTAAAACGGTAGTAAATGCAAATAGTGAGGCTGTAATACCTTTAATTTCAGTTGGAACGCTAGAAGGAGCATTAAGCGCACTTAGAGAAGTTATTAGGCTTAAAAAGGCTAATTTTAGATTAGCTGGAACGGCCCAGGTTGATGGTATCAATTTGCCTTTTGATGTAAAATATAGTTTTGATGGTTTCTAAAAATGGAATTTTGGAGAAACTGTCACCTTTTAAAAATTATAAAAAGGTTGTTACTACTGATCAAACGGTAACTGATATAATAGACGGAATTTTAAAAACACACGATCAATACCAAGTAGAATATGACAAAATAAGTAATATTTTTGTTGGTGAAAGTGAACTTGAAACGGCTAGAAATATTTGGAATTTTTTAAAATCAAATGTACCTTATTACATTGAAAGTAATCAAAACCAAACATTAAGAAGCCCTAGCGCCATAGTATCAATGCCAGCTGATTGCAAAAGTTACGCGTTATTTACAAATGGGGTGCTAGATAGTTTAAACAGAAAAGGTATTATAAAAGTACCTTTGGCGTTTAGATTTGCTGGATATAAAAATAACACTAAGGAGCCACAACACGTTTTTGCTGTTATGTATCCAGGAACAAAAAAAGAAATTTGGATTGATCCAGTGTTAGCAAGATTTAATGAAAAAAGACAACCTAGTTTTTATAAAGATAAAAAAATAAAAATGGCACTAATTGCATTAAGCGGCGTTAATTATACAGATAGTGATAGACGCGCAGAAATGGAAATGTATAGAGATAAACTTGTAAGGGATCGCGATAGACTTTTACAAGCTGGCGTAATTACACCAGGATCTAGCAAAGAATTGCAATATAAAGTAGCGATTAACAAAGTTACCGTAGCTTTGCAAGATTTACCAAGTTTTGCTGGTATAGGTCAATTTGATTGGCAAAATGCTTTTAGCTCATTAATTTCAGCAGCTCCAGAAATTATAAGCGCTTCACGTCCTGGTGGTGGTTATCAACCACAATTTGATCAAAGGCCGTTTATGCCTATGGATCAACAGCAATTTATGCAACAGCCACAGCAAAGAAGTGGAATTAACACTAATACAATTTTATTGATAGGTGGCGCGGCGTTAGCAGCTTTTTTAATTTTTAGAAAAAGAAAATAATGATAATAAAGTGTAGGGGTTGCGGCTGGAAGTGGAATATATCTAAAGGCGGTTATGATCCTTACATTTGTCATAAATGTGGTATGAATAATAGAAAATATTATAATAATAGAAATGTAGGAGTAGTACCTATTGTAGCTGTTGCAGCTATAAAGCCTATTACTGCACTTGTTTCAGCTGCTATTACCGCTTTACCTGGTATTATTAAATTTATTGTTAACATTTCAAAGCGTCCAGCTGGAGAAGCTAGGGACGTAATAAATGAAGTTAAACGACAAATACAAAATACAGACGCTAGAAATAGAATGGCTTTAGTTGTTGCAGCTAGTGGAAGAAATTTCAAGGCCGCAGACGTTGACGTAAACGAATTATTATACTGGTACAGACAAAATTATGCTGATGATTATCAAAAATTATTGCCTGAAGATAAATTATATTGGAATAATTATCTTGATGGTTACAGACAACGTTTTTTATTACAAAGGCCTGATTTACAAAATAATTTTTTAAACAAATCTTATTTTACTAGGGATCAAATTAATTATAATTCACAACCAACAAAAACACCAGGAACAATAGAAACACCAGGAACGCAAAAGGCTGGTATGAATATTTGGTTAACACTAGGAATTGTAGGCGCTGGTATTTACTTACTTACAAAAAAGAAAAAATAATGACCGCAGCACAAACAGCAGCAAAGGCAAAATTTAAAAAGGCTATTGCATACAGACAAAAAACTGGCGTTTCCTTAAAAGAAGCGTTTGCGCACGTTTACGGTAAAAAAGTAGGCGCGGCCCCTAAAAAGAAGGCAGCAAAAAAGGCGGCACCTAAAAAAGCAGCTAAAAAGGTTGTAAAAAAGGTTGTAAAGAAAGCAGCACCTAAAAAGGTAGCAAGAAAAAAGCATACAAAGTATGGCAAAGTAAAAGCGCATACGCGCAGAGTAGCTGGAATACATAAAGACACAAAAAGCCACAATGTCAATATTCGCGTGGTAAGTGGAATGGAAACCGTAGCAATACAAAATGTAAAATATCTATTTGAGCAAATAAATAAAGCTGAAGCGCAATTTCAAATATTAAAGGATCGTAAAAAAAGGGATAAAAAATTGGTAGGTTTTGATGCAAAACTTTTTCAAAGATATCCAGCATATATAAGATCTTTAAAAAGACAATTAACTGAAGCAAAAAAGAATATTAAATAAAAACCTTCACAATAATTTAAAACAAAAAAAAATGCGTAGAAGAAAAGCAGCAAAAAAAGCCCCTAGACGTCGTCGTATGTCTGGTAAGGGTAAAGTAGGCGGCACAGCGTCAACCGTACTTTATACAGTAGCGGGAGCAGCAGCAGCCCAATTAGTTGGTAAAGTTTTACCAGCTACTTTTAATGAAAAAATCAAAGCAGCTGTACCAGTTGCAGTTGGTTTATTTTTACCAAGATTTGTAAAAGGTGCAACGGGCCAGGGCCTAGCGGCTGGTATGATCGCTGTAGGTGGTTTAAAACTAATACAATCTTTTGGAGTTCTTAACGGTATTGGCGCTTTTGCAGCTAATGTAGATTATCAATTACCTTCAGTTGCAGCTTATTACAACCGTGAAGGATTGATTGACAAAAGCTATATGACGCCGTCAATTGCTGGCCTGGATGAAGAAGGCTGTTAATTATTTTCTTTTCACCTTTATTTAAAAAATAAAAACTTATAACAAATGGCAACTCAAATGGGAAGCAGAATGGTTTTCGAAAATGCGAAAACCTTAGTGCGCAGTTTAGGTTATTCAGTAGAACACGCTAAATTGACGCAGTCATATTTACGCAGTGAAGTAGCTTTAAGCACTTCAATTGCTAACTATCATATTCCAGTACTTGTAAACGACACTCAAAACGGTGCAAGCCGCGTAAACGAAAAGCGTCTAAACTTACAAGATATTTTTATTACAACTGAAATTGCAGTTTTAATTGGTGTTGGTAACGCTACAAATACAAAAGCGCCGCTTTACACTTATCCAAATGGCGTAGTATTTACTTCAGCAACTGATGATGATTTGTTAAGTATTTACAACGGTTATTTGAATTTAACAATTAACAATGAGCAAGTTTTACCAGCGTGGGACGTTTTACGCCACTACTTTGTACCACAAACTCAGGGTGGTGTAGGTATTACTGCACAAACTATTTTCCCAGTGGATCAGTGGTCTGCAAGCCAAGACGCGTTTTACCCAGTTGAACCAGGTATCGTAATGAACGGTGCGGCTAACATCAATTTCCAGTTAACTGCAAATGGTGCGCCAGCTTCAGTATTAGCTAACAGCTTTATTTGTGTTATGCAGCGCGGTATCTTATGTCAAAACGTTACTACTGTTAAATAGTATTAACAATATGAGCCTAGCGGGCCTTAATCGCTGGCGCCGACGGTCGCACATTACCGTCATTTTTTTTAATTAATTAATTATAAGATATGCGTATCAAACGTTTTGAAGCAGTCGAAATTCCAGTGCCTAATGGATCAACCCTTACGCGCTTTTATTTTCCTGATTTACCACAATTAAGAAACGCAAAGATCGAAGCAGTACAAGTTTATATTGCTGGCGCAATTAGTGCAACGCCTTTAACTGGATCAACACCAGTAACAGTAGCGGACGCTAAAAAGTCATTTTTAACTTTGTACCAGGGTGATCTTCAGTTAATTTATAATATTCCATTGGTAGGTTTAAACAATATTCAGGAAGGTAGCACACCTTTTATATTTGATTTGCCTAGTATGAATGATATTGATATTAGCTGGACTAAGTCCTTTGTATCTTTGCCTACAGCACTAGCAACCACAAACGTGGCGTACAGTTTTGGCGTTTATTACTACTTGTAAAATTTTTATGTTATGGCAGCGTTTAGGCCCGAAATATTTACTATAGATGAAGTCATAAATTTTTATGATGCAGCAGAAGGAAGCGAATATAAAATATTTGCTGGCGTCAATCCGACGCCGCAATATTTGCGTTACAACTTTGTTGGTGAAAAAGAAATTGGACGCCAGGAGCTTGTAAATGCCTTAACACAATTGCGCAATAACATAGAAAATTACAACCCGTATTTAATACAAGTTATTAGCGAGGGAGTTACTGGTAGGGGCAAGAAAAAAGAAATTCCTGTTCTTACCAGTATTTCTTTTCAGCTAAATAGGCCCCAATCTATGATGCCAATGCAAGCTATGGCCGGAATGGGCAGCCCTAGAACAGAAATGTTATTAGAAAAGCTAGTTGAACAAAATGCAATGTTAGCTAGTAGAATAGCAGCAATTGAGGCGATGGACGAAATGGAAGAAGAAGATGAAGCACCAAAAAGCCCAATCGATCAAATGTTAAGTAACCCACAGTTACAAGAAACATTGATTGCTGGCGTAATGGCCCTGGTTAGCGGAATGATTACAAAAGGTGGCACGCCAACAGCAATAGCGGGGATAGGTGATGAAGGTGAAGAAATAGAAATTTTAAGATCATTAATGAGCAAAGGCGTTACAATTAATCATTTAAGAAAATTAAATGAAATGAGTAGCACAAAATTAAGTTCGTTATTATTTATGTTATAAACAATGGCTAGACAAAAAACTATATTAAATAAAGACAATAAAAAATTAATATTATATGCTGTCGCTGGTGGCGCTGCATATTTTTTGATTTTGAAACCAATTTTAGTTAAGCTAGGTATTGTAAAGAGTGCGGCTGAACTTGCACAAGAAAGAATTAATGCTGGAAATATTGACACATATATTGATGACGCAATAAGATTACAAACGCCGACAAAATCGGTTGGCGAATGGACTATTATAGCAAATAATATTTATGAAAGTTTAAGATATAGCGGTTTATCGGACGATAAAAATAACGCTGTTTATCAATTAGCTAGAGCAAAAAACGACGCAGATATAGCAACTATATATAAAGCATTTGGTAAACGCCAGGAATATCTTTTTGGCGTACCTTATGGCGGTTTACAAGATTTAGTAAATTTTGTAAAATCAAATTTGTCTAGTGATCAATTAAATACAGTAAACGACAATTACCGTAGAAAAAATATTAAATTTAGATTTTAATACAATGAAAGATAACGCTGGCTTATTATTATTACTTTTACTAGGTGGCGTAGTAGTTTATGAAGCTACTAAAAAGCCACGTTATAGAGGATCTATTGAAATAGGCCCACTAGATCCAGGTGAGTATATTACTGATCCAGCAAAATTATTAACCAACGAAGAAAAAATAATGTTTGAAATATGAAAAACAAAAATTTAATATTATTACTAGCAGCGGGCGCAGCTTATTACTATTTCTTTATTTATAAGAAAAAAGAAGTATTAAAAATTGAGCAGCCAGGTTTTATTGATCAACCACAGCAGCCAGCTGAAATGATGCAGCCAATGATACAAACTGAAAGCGTATCGATAGTGGAAGAAATAAGAAATTTTAGTAATGACAACCCACAACCTAGTCACAGCGAAAATGTTTACCAAAATTATTACGTTAATCAAGTAAGCGGCGTTAAACGTATGGGAGTACCTTTCACCGTTTAATTTTCGTTTCACCTTTAATAAAAAAATAATGCCAAATTATAAAGTAGGTGCGGAGCTAATTAATTACGACGTAAACTTTACGACGTATGATGTTAGCGGTTACGTTACAAGCGATTGTAATAGTATATTATTCATAAATTATGGATCTAATGCCGTACAAATTGAAAACGTAACACTACAACAAAATCAAAGTTTACAAATAGAAGGCAACCAGGGCGAATTTACAACGCGCCGTTTTTTTGCTAATTTTATAAATACTGGTGGTTTTAATAACTTAGTAACTGTTAAGAAAAATTATATAGCATAATGCCAGCAATAGATTTATCCATATTAAACCAAAGACAAACGCCAGCGTTTTACGCTGACATTTTAGCCAATAGGCCCGCAGCTGGTTTTGTTGGACGTATCTTTGTAAGTACAAATACTTTTGCGTTTTTTCGCGATAACGGTACTGGCTGGGATCTAATTGGTGGCCCTGGTACTGGAACAGTAACTGGATCTGGTGCAGCCAATCAAATTGCTTTTTGGAGTGGAGCCAGTGTAATTACTGGTGAAAATAATTTATACTGGGATAGTGTTCTTAATCATTTAGGCGTTAATACAACTACACCAGCGCACCCAGTAGATATTAGCGGGGATCAAAGCCGTATTTTATCGTTAAACCAAACTAACCCAACAAACGATACTGAAATGGTATTTAAGTCGGGCGGTACCGCTTTATGGCGTTTAGGTAATAGTTACGGCGGTGGTACAAATAGATTTGTAGTAAACGAGGCTTCATTAAATATAAATAGATTTAGCGTTTTACCTTCGTCTGGTCAAACTTTTGTTGGTGATGTAGTTACTAGCAGCGGTTTATTTGTAGTTAATAGTAATTCAGGGGACGCACATATTGTTGCGTTAGGTGCAACGGCTCCTTCTATTCGCGTAAGAAACGCGGGTACTGGTGCTAGTTTACAGTTTGGTTTAGGACTAGCAACAACAACAAACAATTTTATCCAGGGTGCAACTGGTGGCGAATTTTGCATTTTTAATGACAGTTTAACGGCCCAACCTATTTTATTTGGTATCCGTGACGCTGGTTTAGGTAATACCCAGGAAGCAGCTAGAATAAGCCCAGCAAGAAACTTTTTAATTGGGACAACAACAGACAACGGGGCAAAATTACAAGTTAGCGGAACCGCTTATATTTCAGGTAATACTGGTTTAGGTATCACATCACCTACTCAAAAATTAGATATAGTTGGTAACTTATTAATAAGAAATACTTTATCAAATGCTTCATTTTATTTTGCTCAAGAATTAGATAATTCAAGTACATTTTATCAGTATAATAATGCAGCTTTAACTAATGTTATATCTACAAATGGAAAAAGTTATATAACTGGCGGAAACCTACTTATCGGCACAACAACAGACGCGGGATATAAACTTTATCTAAATGGCACACAAGCTAATATAAACGGAAGTTTAACAGTATCAAGTGACGGAACTAATAATAGACACGCAATTTCAACTAAAGCTAATCAAGATGCAAATACTATTACATTATCTAGTATTATGCCAAATTTTAGTTTTAATAATGCCTGGATATCATTAGTTATTCAAATTATAGCTACTGATGGAAGCGCGGGAAATCAAACATCTTATATTTATAATTGTAGTAGAGATACAACAACAAATTGGAGTGTTTTATTAGTAAGTCAAATTGGAACAATTCAAACAGTAACTTTAACTTTTGGTGGCACAAGTGCAGCACCGACAATTACCATTACTGGCGGCCCACAATTTAAAACTGTTAAATACGAAGCAATTTCAAGATAAAATAAAATAATATGAAACAAATAGCACCTTTTACACTTTGGGTAAACGGCCAAAATCAAACGGCAACCCTTTTTAGCTTAATTATTATTAATGATAACTTAAGCGATAGCGCCACATTTTACTGGCAGTTATTAGACGCGGACGCTAGTCAATTAGCAGACGGTAATTTAACTATTACGGATCCTGACTATGACGTGTGGGGATCTAGCGGTGATATTAACTTGTCAGCGTACCAGTGGGCCGCAAGTGAGTTAAATATTACACTAGTTTAATTAACCTTTATATACTTTACCAATGGAAACCAAACAAGCACTTGCAATTTTAAAACAAATTTTAGACGCGGCTAGTAAAAGCGGATTATTTGAAAATTTAACGGCAGCTATGACAGCGGCCGACGCATATAATGCAGTAGCGCGTGAAATATTAAAAGAAGAAAATGGCGACGGATCTGTTATTTAGTATTTGCATATTTATTGCCGCTGGCGGTGGGTTTTATTTTACAACCAAAAATAGGTTAGATAAAATTGAAAGGGATCTATCCAGGCACAACAATACTAATACTGAAATATTAGACAGATTAGCGCGCATTGAAACAAAACTTGATTTTGTAACTAAAATGTAACAATATGTTTAAAAACTGGAAAACAAGCCTATTTGGCTTAGGTGCATTTATTACTGGTGTAGCGACAATTATTAAAGGCGACATTGTTGGCGGTGTAACTGGTATTTTAACTGGTTTAGGTCTATTTGTAGCAAAAGACGGTGACGTAAACTTAAATGATAGGAAATAATGAAAAATTACGACCAAATAATATATGATACAGCAATACAAAATGGTTTTACGCCTACTGCTGCAAAATTTGTTGTAGGTCAAGCACGTTTTGAAAGTGCAAATTATACTTCACGCGTTTTTAAAGCAAATTTAAATACAAGTGGAATGAAATATATTGGTCAACCACTGGCAACCCGTGGGACACTTGCGCCTATGAGTGAACGAAGTACAACTTGTAGAAATGGCGGTGTTTGTGTAAATAGCGATCATTACGCTAAATTTAACTCAATACAAGATAGCGCAAATGATAAAATTGTAAGGCTTTACAGTAAAACAATGGGTGGCGTAACACCACAACAATTAAAAAACGCCAAAACACCAGAAGAATTTGCCCGATTACTTAAAAAAAGAAGGTATTACGGCCCAGCTGCTTATGGTACTGAAGCTGCTGAAAAGGAAATATCTAATTACGCAAGAGGTGTTGAGCTTTTAATGAAACGAGCTGAAATTATTGAGTTTGTTACAAAAAAAAAAAAT